GGACGCTGACTTTATGTAGCGTTTTCCACAGACACCTGCGAAAATATCAAGTAGGAAAACAACACTTTTAATAGTATGTAGCAGGGAAACCCCAGCGTGCACAGGTAAAAAGAAATGATTGAGCAATAGCCAATAAATAAACCTCGCTACCCGACTGCATACTCTTAAAAGTAAGTGAGTGAAACAGCTATCATAAGAACCTGCGAGTAGCTTACTGAATTAAGAGTCGAGGCAGAGGTGTAAGATGAAATACTCTTTGTAAAATCCATTTAAGTCCTCAGAGTAGTAGAACTATCATAAGAACGGCTACTACGCTCTTAACTGATACTCAGTGTGCTAGGTGGATAACAAACCAATTTCTTGGTAGCAACAAGCCCCTCAAGTAAATGCGAGCATAGTATCAAATCTAAGTCCCACGCCACCTTTTGATCCCTTACGAGGTTAGACAGTTAGGTGGAGAGTAGGGCAAAACGAGGCAGTAAGGCGTGGGCGAGTAATGCGAGCCACATGCAGTAAGCTTCCCTCAACGATTGAGCACAAGTGCAATAGCATCAACAAAAAGGTAGTGGAGAAATAGCCTTAAATATACACCCGCAGGGTAACTGCGTAATCAAGCTTCGGAAGAGCTGTCGATCCGTGTAATAAATACCAGCACATGAAAGTAGCGATAATTAACTCTTGGTTAATCGAATGAAGTAAATGACCACCTAAGTCTTTGCCACACGCCACACAAATGCATAGTGATCGCGTTGTTGGTTGAAAGAAAGGTTCAAGCGACATTCACTGTTCGAGACAAGTTATAAGTCTACAATACATACCACTATGTTTATAATAGTTTCTAGTGGAGAAGTGAAACTATATCGAAAGATGCAATATTAACATTTCCCCCTTTATGCTCGTTAGTCATGATAGCAAGTATAGAGGGTTTTTTATTTCACACAATTCCCCCACATCAAATTTCTGATGCCAAATCAAAAAAATCTCTTGACAAAATTCCTTAACTCCTGTATAATATTCATATTATGAAAAAGAACAAAAAACAAAATTTAGTCGCAAAGTATGCACGAAAGATATGCAAGGCAGTGACTATGCGTGACAAAACAAAGTATACACGCTACAACAAACACAAAGTTAAATATAACGACAGCGACAACACATAGGAGGAAAAGATGCAGTTATTAGAAGTTATGAACATGGACAATTTAGATCTACATTCTCGCGAAGACGAGCAAGGATCTGACGGCGCAATGATACGCAAAGAATTACAGCGTAGGCAAGCTATCGGCTATTGGAAAGGCGAATTTGCTAAGTACGAAATCAGAGATGACGAGCCAGAATCAGTAGTAGGTACAGTAAGGGTGGTATCATGACACGAGTGACAATATCATCCTCTAGTTGCTGGATGTCTCAAAATCATAGAGGTGGTAGCAACCAACCAAAGAAACCAGCAGACCCATGGCTTTATATGGGGGACGGAATGTACATGAAGTACACACAATTTATACAAAGGAGAAAAGACAAAAATGCCAGCTAAATGGAAAGAAAGTGAAGTAATCGTACCTCGCGATGCGAGAGGAAGAATAATGCGTACAGACAACCCTGTAAAGGCATACAAGCATTATTATCTTAAACAAACACCTAGTGCAGAACTTATTAAGTATCTGAACGACTATAGTAGCAAACCTAAGCGAATACAAGTAGCACGCAATGAATTAGTGCGAAGAGGCTATACAATAACATGGAAGCCTAAGGTAGTGGTGTAATGGCAGATATACTACAATTTCCAAGTAAGAAAGAGATCAACAGAGTAGAAGAACTACGCGAACTTAATGAGGCACTTGATCGCCAAGAAGAAATGCTTCGAGACTTGATGCGTGAGTTAGACATCTTGAATGAGGAAATTGTAGCCTGTACAGAGGACTATAACACTATGTTGCAAAGACTAAAAGAAATGGTCTTATCAACATAGTATTATATTTCAATAAGGAGAAAAATATGTATAAACTACAATGGAAAAGAAAACCAAACAAACATTACCACATTGGTCAAAAGACTAATGGTAGCACAATTACACGAATTACTATGCCAGACCTTTCTGACAAGGAAGCGTATATTGAGCAATGGCATGGTATGCCTATCAAAAAGAATCCACGCTATATGAATGTTCAATTAGCTAGTGGTAAAACTATAAAATCTACAGACTTAGTACAGGATCTAAAGGATGTTGTGTAGATGTGGAAACAGAGTATCACCAGCAAGGTGGGAGCTAGGCTACAAGTTATGCTTATCTTGTGGCGAGAGCAGTGCAAAAACTATAGCACACAAGCGAAAAAAGCAGGTAGGTATTACCTACAACAAAGGTGGTTATCAGTATATAACCGAAATAGATTTAAAAACTTTAGGGAGATAAAATGGAAAGACTAATAGAAAAGATCTCACAGTGGCATCACGATAGAAACTTAATCGAAGGCGCTACTAGTAAAGATCAAGTATTAAAACTAATACAAGAAGTTGGAGAACTCTCTGATAGTGTATGTAAAAAACAAGATGTTAAAGATGACATTGGAGACTGTCTTGTTATATTAATTAACATTGCTGAGAGAGAAGGTACTAACTTAGAAGAATGTTTAGCAGTTGCTTACGAGGATATTAAAGATCGTAAAGGCAAAATGATAGACGGCATCTTCGTAAAAGAGGGGGATAGCTAATGACATATGATGAATTTGTAATAACCTTTGTAATCACAGTAATAACACTAGGTATTATAGCCTATGTCATTGCAAACAATGGAGATGATGATGGGGCAGTATAGAGATTTAGTAGATCGTCAAAGAACTTTACTAGCAGTAGAAAAGTGGCGTCAAAAAGTTAAGCTAATAGAAATGGTGGCATCACCAGAGAAAAAGCTGTGGACAACCACATACAATGATGACGCTCAATTATTTGAGAAGCTTCAAGATGATAAGTGGACATCAACTACATTAGCTAGTAGAATGTCTACACAAGATTGTGTAGACCAAATGAGCAGGGAGGAACAAGATGTTAAGTACGGGAGCTAAGATATGTCTACATATAGACTATGAATATTGCTTAGAAGAAGGAATGACACATCCTGCAGCAGTAAGGTATCTTGTGAAAGAATGGAAACTAACACCAGCAGAAGTGGAAGATGTCATTAAAGAACAAGAAGAATTTTTAAACACTTGGGGAAAAGGAGTAATAGCATGAGTGTAAACTATACAGAAGAACAAGTCAGTTATATGGTAAAAGAGTACGAGGCGAGTCCAACAAGAGACACAGTAGATGCTCTAGCAGAAGAACTGAATAAAAGTGTAAAATCTATCATAGGGAAGTTAAGTAGAGAGGGAGTATACAAGAAAACAGTATACAAAACTAAGACTGGCGAAGATCCTATCACTAAAAAAGAGATAGTAGAAAACCTAGCTGAGTATTTGGACATAAGTGCAGATTCTATATCAGGTTTAGAGAAAAGTCCTAAAGCAGACTTAAAAAGGCTTTGGGAAACTGTCTACGAATATGTAGCTAATGGTGAAGAAAATAACGAAGGATGTTATCATTTAGTATGGAGAGAGTAGAATGGGTATTAGAGATAAGAGATACGCTAAAATCTTTCCTAGAAATGATAAACTTCGTAAGATCATAGCAGAACATGGCGAATATTTTGAGGTTGTATCTAGTCCACAACCTGAGCCACAATTACAGAATCAACTAGCAATAACTTTGCGTGATGAGAATATAACTTTCACAACACAAGTAGTAAATCTAAGAATGATTCAAATGGACTAAACAAAGCTCCGTTCGTCTAGTGGTTAGGACACATGGTTTTCATCCATGCAACAGCAGTTCGATCCTGCTACGGAGTACCATTCGGTTTGGTAGTATAATGGTTAGTACCCTAGCTTGTCACGCTAGTAGTCGGAGTTCGATTCTCCGTCAGACCGCCACATATGCGACATTAGTATAAAGGCTATTATGACTGGCTTCCAACCAGTAGATATCAGTTCAATTCTGATATGTCGCTCCACTTTGGTTTAAGCCTGCAACGGGTGTATAACGAACCAACACAAAGCCATAGCGGGTGTATAACATACTAGGGATAATTTCCTTAAAGTTGAATGCTTACCGTTATAATTTTCCCATATACCAACCCAAAATATTAAGTACTAAAATACCTTAAAATAAATTGCGATTGGCGATAATTTCTTAAAAGAAAGTCGTAAGTGTAGTTAAATGTTGAAATTTGGGGATTGGTGAAAAGTCGTAATGAGTTAGTTGACTTTTCTTTGGTGTGATACGATTGGCATGGAATATCGTTAGCTCTATCTCCCAGTAATAAAAAACATCAAAGATGAATTCTTCCAGTCTCGCTTACGCTTCCCTCCAGAATTCAGTTTGAAATCCTTTAAATTGAGGTCGCTATGAGCAAGAGAGATAAATTAATGATTGCCGTAGTATCTATCTTGAATTAGATAATAATATTTTACCACAACTTTATCAAAAATACAAGAAATTTTTTTCGTAGGTGAATATAAGTGTGGATAAATTTGGTTCTTTTTGTGAGGAAAATATTTTATTTCTTGAATGGTTCTCTGAAAATGAGTTTGAAGTTGAGGACTTTTTTATAAAGAGAAATTGTATCTCTTCCAAAACGAGTTTGTTCAAAAAACTCTATAAAAGAGTGAGTTAATAGTAAGAAATAAATACATATTCCAAACAAAACTTCACTTGCAGAGTCGAAAAATGATAGCGATTTTCTTTTAATGTCTTCCATGCTTTGGTCGTCTTGCAGTATATTTTCTATACTCGCTTGTTATCTTTTGTTGCCTTTTGACTGCGGCAGCTTTCATTCTTTTACGCTTTGCCGTTGGTTTCTCGTAGAACTCGAGTTCCTTAATTCTTTCTTTTCTGCCATCCCTATCTAGTTTTCTTCTCAGTATTCGAATGGCTTTTTCTACTGGTATTGTTTTACATTCAATTCTCATTTAATCCTTGTGCTCGTGTGAGGCGACACAGGTCATTGGCGATGTTGTGCTGATTGTCAACTGTCGCTTGTAGAAACTTGTGAACCCATGCCATATCAAAAACGAAGTCAGGATCTGTAGTGTTCAGTCCTTGTTCGTGGCATGCAGTAATAAGTGCAGTTGCTAACTTATCTGTTATTTCTTCTGACTTTCTCATTCTCGGAAATTCTACTATGTTATCCATCTTTTCTCCTGTGAAACGCCCATCCTCTTTTGCGAAGATAGTTTACTTGTGAAGTTATGCTAGTAGTAGTTCTTATTAACCTACTAGATAGTTCGTTTAGTGGTATAATGTTGTAAAGGTCTTTGAGCGTTTGACGCTCCTTTGCAGACCATTTACCTTTCTTATAAATCATACTGTTATTATAACAAATCTTCATCCATCTGTCAACAACTATTTTTAGATACCCCTAATTTTTTACTTGACTTATGGTTATAGATTTAGTATAATATATTCATTGGAGAAAAATTATGGACATAGATATAGCATACCTAATAATATTGGTAATCGGAACATTTGCTGCTTACAAGTACGGACATCAGGAGGGAATCGGAAAAACTCTTGACTATATGAAAGCGCAGGGCAAGATCGACTTCGATGACTAACTAAAAAATATTTGTTGACTTTTGGTGTCATTTTTAGTATAATATACATAAGTGTAAGAAGGGTTTCTTGCACAATGGCGTCCATACCGAAAGGGTGGGCATAGTTTTACTGAAAAGGAAATTAGGAGAAATAATATGACGATTGATATTAGTAAATTTTGGCTTGGTATGAACAATGAGTGGTTGTTGCACAACACTGATACATCATATCCAAGATATAACATTGTAGAGAATGTGGACACAGGCAACTTTCGAATAGAGGTTGCGGTGCCAGGTTGGTCTAAACAAGAACTTGAGTTAATTCATGAAGATAATGAGTTGCTCATCAAGGGGAAAAAAGAACAGAAACTAAGTGAGAGTGAAAGATTCTCTCATCAAGGTCTCAGTCTTAAATCTTTTGAGCGTAAGTTTATGTTAAACACGGACTTAAAAGTAGATGATGTCGAATTAACAGATGGACTATTGACTATCGCGCTGTCTAAAACTCCGAACTCTAATCGTAAAGTATTGGATATTAAATGAAATATATTATGAATAGTTTTAGACAAGTAGCAAAATATGAGGATGTACAAGATACGATCACAATGGTCGGATTGATTGGTATATTTGGATTGGCAATTGTAGCCAGTGCAGTTCCTCTATTTTAGTACAAGTCGAGACGAAGTCGAGAGGGCAGGCAACTGCCCACTCGCATTATACTAATATTATGATAAATTGTACAGAAGTCGCTCTCGAAAGACTTCAACAAAAAATTGAGAGAAAGCAAGTTTGGGGAATAAGACTAATGTTAAAGCCAAACGGTTGTAATGGGTGGTCGTATGACTTGAGTTATTTAGAAGAACCTAATACTTCAAGTGATGCGGTGTTCTATGGAGTAATTGCCGTAGACCCCATGACATTTAGTTATGTCGATACAATAAATATAGACTGGGAAGAAGATGGATTGAACGAATCCTTCAAAATCTCTAGTCCACAAGAAACAGCACAATGTGGCTGTGGAGAAAGTTTTACACTATGAAAATATCACAAGAGGGCATAGCCCTTATCAAGAAGTTTGAAGGATGTGAGCTAGATGCTTACCAAGACGCAGTTGGAGTATGGACTATAGGATATGGTCACATCAAAGGCGTAAAGGAAGGTATGCAAATTACCAAAGCACAAGCAGAGGAAATGTTAGTAGAAGAACTATCAGAGTACGAAAATCATGTTTCAAACGCAGTAGACAATCAATTAGACCAGTGCATGTTTGACGCATTGGTATCATGGACGTACAACCTCGGTCCAACTAATCTAAACAGTTCAACAATGCTGAAAGTTCTCAACGCTGGAGAGTACGAAGAAGTACCTGCCCAGATTAAAAGATGGAACAAAGCTGGAGGCAAAGTGTTGGAAGGTTTAGTTCGCAGACGTGAAGCAGAGGCATTATTATTTGAAGGAAAAGATTGGACAAATGTCTAACAAAAAGATTACCCTGTCAGGTGAAGAAGTAGCAATAGTTATGGCACACGCGGCACAAAGAGGTATGACTTTTGAAGAATACATACAGGAGTTCGCTGAACAACTTCAAAAACAAAAGAAAAAAGAGGAGAAATAATGGATATATTGTTAGCAATGTTATTAATTTGGGCATATAATGAACAACCCAAAGATGTTGAGGCAGAAGAACCAGAGATAGTCCCTATCGAAGAAGTGCAAGTTGAAGTACCAGAAAATGCAGTTGATGTAACCTCAGTTACTCAGACAGCAGCAGTGCTTACAGCTATTGGTGAGGCGTTGACAGGAACAAATACTGCAACAGCTACCAGTACTACAACAAGTACAGAAACTAGTACTGAAACAACAAGTACTACTTCTACAGAGCAGGCGATTATTGATGAATTAAATAGTACAACTGAAACAACAACAGTCGTACCAACTACAAGTACAACAACTAGTAGTTCAACTTCTACATCATCATCAACATCAACATAAACAAGTTACTAGTGCTACTCGTATGGGTAGCATTATGTTTTAACTATTATTTATACACGCAGTTTAAACTTGAACTGCAAATAACTCAAAATATTGAGTTGGCAAATTGGAAAAAATTAAATCAATTAGAGAGCAATATACATGCAAACCTTAAAAAATATTATAGCAACCGTAAAAAGATTTTGGATCTGGCTGAAGAGCAAGTTTGTACCCCTGTACCAAGTAACAGTGAGTTTTAATAATGTTTGGGGAGATTCAGATGATCAAGTGTTTATTGCAAAAAAGATTATAACACAGAAAGAAAAATTTTTAAAGTTTAGATGCGAGAGTGGAGAAGTAATACAATTCAGTGGCGCAGAAGGACTTAACTACAAAATAGAGGACTTATAATGAATCAAATGTTATTAGCTTTTTGTTTAGTTTTAGGTGGGGCAAGTTATTGGCTCTATACAGAAAACGAAACACTAAAAGCAAACAATGCAAAACTAGAAGGTGCAATAGCAACACAAGAAGAAGCTATAGCAACTATGCAGAAAGATTTTACTTTGCAAACAGAACAGTTGCAAAGCATGACTTTAAAAAGTCAAGAAATCCAAAGGGAGTTAATGAGATATAGTAATTTCATTAAAGAATATAAATTAACAGCAAAAATACTGGAAGATCCAGTAGAAATGGAAAGGAAAATAAATAATGGAACAAAACACGCATTTGAAGATATTGAGAAACTCAGTGCTACCGTTGACGATCTTGATGATGGTCTCCAGTTGCAGTCTACTATCAACTAGACCAATAGAAGTTACAGCAAAACCTATGCAGAGACAGATTGTACAACCAATCATGCCTCGTGAGATCGACTTAACAACTCCACAATGGATAGTTGTTACCCCTAATAATTGGGAAGATCAACTCGCAAGAATAGAAGAACAAGAGGGCGAGTTAGTATTTTTAGCAATGACAGTTCCAGACTACGAAGTTATGTCTCTAAACATGAAAGAGTTGCAAAGATATATTACTGAACTAAAAGATGTAGTAGTGTATTATAGAAAAGTTACAACAGAGAGCTTGGATGTCGATAAGCAATAAAGTATTCAGTATAGTAAAAAATCAAATAAATCATGGTAATGTTAGTATAAGTTCGGATTTAATTGATGAACATAATGCTGATAGTCTTGACATGGTAGAAATAATAGTAGAGATTGAATACGTATTTGGGATAGAAATTCCAGATGAAAAGATTGAAACATTGAGAACAGTTGGAGATATAGTATTTTATTTAAATCATACACTATCTCCTTATCACCCCCTTAGAGATGAAGTTACGATTACCGACTTTAGTTAATAAGTACTTAGCTTACAGAGACGCAACAAAGGGTGCTAGGTTCTTTGAGAAACACCCTCACTTACAAGAAAGATTAGAAATAATAGAAGATTGGTGTGAAGAACTAGAAGATAGAATAGTTGATTTAGAAGAAAATCAAAATCACTACTCGGAAAGAATTAAAAAATTAGAGGAAACCAAATAGAAATTCAAAGAACATTAAGTTCAAAAACTAGACGAGTATCTGCTTATCTCGTTACAAGTTATTTAGAAGAAGCAGAGTATAAACCAATATCAGTAGATTTGGATAAGATTAAGTGCGCTAACGGACAGAAGGATGAAGAATTTCTTGCTGATGCTGTAGCACTAGTAGGACTAAAAGATCCCCTTTTATTGTTAATTTCTAACCATAAGGATTTAGCAATGGACGGCGATCAGCCCTACATTGAAGAACCTTTCTTATGTTATAAGGGGAGTGAATACCTTTCAGCAGCAAAAGAGTTAGGTTATAATGCTATCGACTGTATTATCGCAGATGATTTAGTATGGGCGAAAGCAATAGAATACGCCTTGAAACAAGGCTGAGCCTCGTAAGAGGATTAGGAGAGAAGAATGTTAGGATTCTTACAATGGGTTATCGGATGGATTCAAGTTATACCATGGTTAGTCATGAGTGCTTCAATCATAGCTGCGTGTACAGACACACCAAAAGATGACAAGTTAGTCGGGAAAATGTATAAAGTTCTTGACTGGTTTGCAATCAATGTGGGTAAGGCTAAGCAGGAAGCAAAGGATAGCTAATGGCAGACGAAAGATTCGCAGGTGATATGAGTAGAAATGAGGTCGAGATTGATCTTAATAAATTCATGGAACTTGTACAAGAAAACTCAAACCTCAAAGCAAAGATTGTAGAGATGGAAGCCAACAGAGAGCCAGACAACCCTTGGCAGCGTTGGATCTTTTTATCAAACATGATTGATGCTTGGAGAATATTTCCCCGTGCTTTCCTCAGCGTATACATTTTCCTATTGTACTACTGTACAATGTGGTTTATGGCACTAGAAGATCCTACTATGGAACAATCTGGTCTCATTAGTATCGTTGTAGGTGCAGGAGCCGCTTGGTTTGGTTTGTATGCTGGTACAGCAAAGGATAAAATTAACGGATCTGGAAAATAGTTCTTGACTTCATCTCATAATTTTAGTATAATATAAGTTATGAAAAAGTTCAAAGACATCAAAAAAATCAAGTCCGCAAAGAAAGATAAGGTATGTCCTTATTGTAAAACTACAGAAAATGTAGATGGTCTTTGTGGCATTTACAAGTGTTGGAAGTAAGATATGAATTTATTTTACTTAGACGAGGATCTCGACAAGGCAGCACAGTATCATGTTGACAAGCATATTGTTAAGATGCCACTGGAAGCTGCCCAGATTCTTTGCACAACAATTTACATTGACAAGTTTCTAGGGTATGTTCCTCGTGCGTTGAATGCAGACGAACGAGAAGTTCTAAACAAAGTTAAAGCTGAAATTAAGCATTTACCATTAGAGGAGCGACCCTTCCCCTACCTTCCAATGATGTACAATCATCCCTGCACAATCTGGGCAAGGGAGTCATTGGACAATCATGAGTGGGTTCATTGTTATGCAAATGCATTGAATGATGAATACTACTATCGCTATGGAAAACTACACAAATCAGTAGAACAAGTAGTAAACAAATTACCAGAGCCAGTACATCTTGAAAGAGTAGGATTTACTAAGTTCGGATTGGCTATGCCAGAAGATCTTAGAGATTACGATAATCCGATACAAAGCTATCGTGATTATTACCATTTAGACAAGGCAACCTTCGCAGCTTGGTCTCACCGAGATAAACCACATTGGTGGAACGAAGATTATGCCGATTACGAAAAAAGGATAACTCGTGTATAACCCAAAGCAAGTACCACAGTATAAATTCAATGAGGACTTAATTATGTCCCGACTAGAACAGTATGTAAACAATACATATAATCAACACTACGCCCAAGAAGGAAAACAAACAACAGAGATTGTATTTGAAAATGGGCATGGTGAAGGTTTTTGCATTGGTAATATTATAAAGTACGCACAGCGTTTTGGAAAGAAAGACGGCAAGAATGAAAAAGACTTATATAAAGTTATTCATTATGCAATTATTCTTTTAGGAAAAATGCACGAAGACGATCTGAAAAATTTAAACGACTATCATTTGGAGTTAAAAGATGGCAGTTAGAAAGAAAAGAGAGGAGAAACTCTCTGAAGCAAACATTAATAAAGTAATAGAACTGCTTGCTGCAGAGAAGCCTATTACTAAAAAAGAGGCGTGTGAGATATTGCATATTGCATACAATACAACTCGCCTTAGTAAAATTATCGCAGACCACAACGAAACACTCGAACACCGAGCTAGAAGAAAAGCACAAAATAAAGGTAAGGGTGTAACAGAGCAAGAAAAAAGAACAATAGTTAAGTACTATTTAGAAGGATCTAATGTATCTGACATTGCAAAAGCATTGTACAGATCTCCTGCTTTTATTAAAGCAGTAATAGAACGAATGGGAGTACCACAAAAACTTCCAGACACCGACTATCAAGGTATCCGAGAATCTATGATACCAGAATCTTGCGTAGCAGAAGAATTCGAACAAGAACGAGAGAGTATGGTCGGCTCAAGGCAACTGTATTGCAGTTGTAAAACGAGAAGTAACAAAGTCCCATGACTTTGACAAACATGGTAGCAAGTGCTATCTATTATGGGAAATAGAAATGGCAGAGTGTGAATCGCCATACTTCGGGTTAGTAAGAGATGCAGGGCATTATGCCCCACGACTTGCATACAACATAGGAAGTTTAAAACACTTACAGGAATACATATGAAAACATTAGACATAGTAGCGGGATTTTGGCTAGCAGGTAGTTTAATTGCTATGTGGAAAATATGGAAACCTTCTATCACAGTAATTAGTTTAATAGACACAGATAACATATTAGTACAAAGACCTATACTATCTACTATAGTAGTGTTTGTAATATTCACAA